GTCTACGGTATCCGTGCGCAAGGCGCGACCGAGTTTCCCAACCTGACGACCGCAGCGGCGGTGCTCTCTACCCCGAGCACCACGCAGTTCACGATCACCATTGGCACGGCGGGCACGATCACCAGCTATGGCGGCGTTGTTGCCCGGGTCAACGGTGGTGTCACGCTTGCTTCGCTGGGTGCCCCCAACATTTCCGTCCAGTCGGCCACGCTCGGCACGCTTGTGGACGGCACGCGCCAACTCACGGTGGTGGGCTCGGCTACCTGGGTCGGCGCGGCGGTGATTGGTGATCTGGTTGAACTGATGAGCGTGCGCGACAACGTCACGGGAGCCACGCTGGGCGTGGATGGCCCGTGGAAAGTCGCTAACATCGCCACGACGACGTTGACGCTGGTGCTGCCGTATAGCGGGCAGCGCACGCTGCCTGCGGACTTCGCCACCATCGCAGCACCTACCAACTGCGGCGGCGCGGCAATGCGGCGCACCGACTTGCGCCTGTCGTTCGTGCGCATTTTTGACTACGAACGCGAGCGCGTGGAACTGCTGGCACGTCCGACTGGCGACATTTCAGCCGCTGCCCCGGTTGCAGTGCAAAACACGGTCACGACGACATTCACGCAACCTGCTCTCGTTGCTGGCACGGCCTTGATCGGTGATGTGGGCGTCCAATACCGGACGACGGCTGCTGGCCTTGCAACGACCACAACGCACTTTGTCGCGGCGGGTTCAACCAACGCAACGCTCGTCAAGAGCACTGCGGGCAAGGTCTTCGGCTGGTTCTTTGCGAACACTACGGCAACGTGGCGCTACGTCAAACTGCACAACCAAGCCACCGCGCCGACCGCAGGCACTGGTGTCGTTCGTACCATCGGCGTCCCACCGAACGGCGTTGCGTCGTTTTTCTCCGAGGGCGGCATTACCTTTGCCACGGGTATCGGCCTGACGATGGTTACGGGCGCTGCTGACGCGGATGCCACGGCAGTCACGGCCAACGACCTTGTGGGCGAACTGTTCTACGCGTAAGGGGGATTCATGAACATTCAAGAACTCATTGCGCTGTTGCAAAACAGGCTTGCGTTCAACTCCGTCCAGCGTGCCGCAGCCTTTTCGCGTGGTGATGCTGCGATGGTGGCAAGCTTTGATGCAGACACCGCCAGCACGCAAGCAACGCTTGATCAACTGCTGACGCTGGTGTGACATGCCCAAATCTCCCGCTTGGACCCGAAAAGAGGGGCAGTCCGAGAAGGGCGGATTGAACGCCAAAGGCCGCGCTTCGTACAACAAGGCCAACCCCGGCAAGCCTGGATTGAAGGCTCCGCAGCCCGAAGGTGGTCCACGCAAAAAGTCGTTCTGTGCCCGAATGACAGGGATGAAAAACAAGCTGACATCAGAAAAAACAGCGAAAGATCCGAACTCACGGATCAACAAAAGCCTGCGGGCGTGGAAATGCTGAAATGGAAGCGATTATCTGGAACACCATCCTTACGGTATTGCTTGGCGTGGTGGCATATCTCATGATGTCAAAATTTGCTGAACTGGACAGGCTCAGTATCTTGCTCAACAAGACCCGAGAAGAGATTGCGCGGGATCACATCACACGGGCAGAGTTTCGGCAGGACATGGGCAAGTTGTTCGACAGGTTCGACTTGATAGAGAAGAAGTTGGACAATCTGCGTGAGCGTAGGGCACTGGGGAACTGAAGTGCCTGTACAGTCCGAGAAGCAGCGTAGGTTCATGTACGCATCTCTTGCTGGCAAGACAGATGTCCCGCCGAGCGTAGCCAAGAAATTTGTCGGGCCGAGTGCCCATAAAGCCGAAGGAGGCAGTATGAAAGAGTCCAAGGAAATGATGAAGAAAGAAGTGGCCTTCATGAAGAAGAAGGGCGCTCCCAAGGCCATGCTCAAGCACGAGATGAAGGAAGCCAAGGGCTACGCCAAGGGCGGCGGTGTGGAGTCCAAGGGCAAGACCAAAGGCAAGATGGTGAAGATGGCAATGGGCGGCAAAGCCTGCTAAGGAGCGGTCATGGCCTACGATGATGCAGCAGAGGCAACCAAGTCAAGTGACCCGATGGGCGCTTTGATGGAGCGCCGCAAGTACAAGGGGCAGTCGTTTGCAAGCGCTTTCCGCGAGGCACGCGGTGCTGGCGACAAGACGTTCTTTTGGAACGGCAAGAAGTACAACACCGACCTTGCGCCTGCCAAGCCGGTGCCGCCCGAGAGCAAAAATGCCCCCACTGCCGCTACCAGCAGAGGTGCTGGGCGCGGGTACAAGCTGTCTGACGTTGAGCGCCCGGGCACGCGAGTGCGTTACGACAACGAGGATACGTCTGACATGACGTATAAGAAAGGCGGCAGCATCAAGGGCTTCGCCAAGGGCGGATCAGTCCGTGGCGATGGTTGCGCCCAACGGGGCAAGACCAAGGGAAGGATGGTGTGAGATGGTATTGCCAATGATTGCTCGTGCAGTAGCTTCCAAACTTGCTAAGGATGCCGCAAAAAAAACGGCAAAGCAGACCGCAAAAGAAGCGGCAGAAACAACTGCCCAGCAAGCAGCAAAAGACACTGCAAAATTTCCGGGCCAGCGAGTAACGGGAACGCGGGCGGCAAAAGACACAAAAGAGCCAACGGAGTACACGCCAGAAATTTCTGGTCGTATGCGTTATCGTCAACCAAGAGAAGATGAGTTTTTTGAAACTCGCACTCCTCGCATGAGCGACGATTACAAAAAAGGCGGCAGCATCAAGGGCTACGCCAAGGGCGGATCAGTCCGTGGTAGCGGCTGTGAGCAGCGCTCCAAGAAGTGCAAGGTGTACTGATGCGAGCATCACGCGGCATGGGAGCAATCAGGGATGAACTCAAACGTCCCAAGAAACTTGCCAAGGGTGGTGGTCTGTACGACAACATCCATGCCAAGCGTGCCCGCATTGCCGCAGGATCGGGCGAAGCCATGCGCAAGCCGGGTGCTCCCGGCGCTCCTACTGCCAAAGCGTTTAAGCAGTCTGCAAAGTAAGCCATGACCACATCCGGCGTCACCTCATTCAATCTCGACCTAAATGAAGCGGTCGAAGAAGCATTTGAAAGATGCGGTGCTGAGTTGCGCACGGGCTACGATTTGCGTACCGCAAGGCGTAGTTTGAACCTGTTGTTTGCAGACTGGTCGAATAGGGGCGTGAATTTGTGGACGATTGAGCAAGGCTCACAAGTCCTGACACCCGGTACAAATACGTACACGCTCCCTGCCGACACCGTTGACTTGCTTGAACACGTGATCCGCACGGGCGCGGGGAACGTCTCCACGCAGACAGACCTGACCATCACGCGCATCAGCGTTTCAACGTACTCCAGCATCCCGAACAAGCTCCAGTCCGCAAGGCCGATTCAGATCTGGATCAACCGCCAAGGCCCTGCCCCGCAGTTCACGGTGTGGCCCACGCCTGACAACGCTCAGACTTACACGCTGGTGTACTGGCGCTTGCGCAGGATGCAAGATGCTGGTACCGGTGGCACGTACACGCAGGACATCCCGTTCCGCTTCTTGAATGCGTTGGTTGCGGGGCTTGCATACTACCTGTCCATGAAAATTCCAGGCGCGATGGAAAGGATGCAGGTATTGAAGCAGCAGTACGATGAAGCCTGGGATCTTGCTTCGACGGAAGATAGAGACCGCAGCGCTGTCCGCTTTATCCCAAGGCAGTTTTTTATTTCGTAAACTATGCAGCCGCTATTGCAATTTGCTGCCACTTCTGTGAGAATCCAGGCTTCACAGCTAGGAGTTCTCATGGGTATAAATCAGTATTCAAACAGCAATTTGTCTCATATGACGGTCCCCAATGTTTGCGGGGTCTATTTGCTTCGGGACACAATCACAGGCGGTACGTACATTGGATCGGCGCGGCGCATCCGCACAAGGATTAGCATCCATTTCCATGACATGCGACGCAGGCCAGAGCAGCACACGTATCGACGCATGCGGGCTACTTATGAGACATACGGCGCATCAGTATTCAATGCAGAATTGCTTCAGCAGTGTGAGCCAGAGCAGTTGCTAGTTGCAGAAAAAGAGTGGATCGCCAAGTTGCAGCCAACTGAAAATTTGTATGTTTGCACTGATGGGCGTGACGTTTACACAGAAGCAACCCATGCGCGAAAGTCTGCCGCTGCCGCAGCGTTGTGGAAAGATCCTGAGTACCGCGCTAAAGCCGTAGCGGCACGTAAAGGAAACGCCTACTGCAAAGGCTATAAATGCACTCCAGATCAAGTTGAAAACAGAAAGCGAGCAGGCAGGCTCTCAAATATAAAGCGCAACTACGGCGCAACTTGGAAGGAAGAGTACATTCGTCGATATCCTGAGCACGCGGGGGATGTAGATGGCTAACAGGTTTGCCAACGGTGCCAAAGCATGGGGCGTATGCGATGTTTGTGGTTTTAGGTTTGATTTAAAGAAACTTAAAAACTTAGTTGTTAAGACCAAGCAAACGCAGATTAAGGCGTGCAATGCGTGTTGGGTTCCTGATCAACCACAACTTCAATTGGGCATGTATGAAATTTCCGACCCCCAGGCCATCCGTGATCCCCGCCCCGACACGAACACATGGTATTCATCTGGCGTAACGGCTACGGGCTCCTTCGGTGAGGGGAGTCGAGTGATTGAGTGGGGCTGGAACCCGGTGGGTGGCTCTAGAAGTTTTGGTGATGGATTGACCCCCAATGCCTTGGTAGGCCGGGGATATGTTGGTACAGTCGTGGTCAGCACGACCTAAAGGAGCGATGATGAAAAAAGACGCAATGTCGGCCCTGCGAGCCCATGCCAAGAAGCCCGCAAGTCAGGCTCACGGCAAAGCCTTCAAGAAGGGCGGTCCTACCTCTGAGGACCGCATGAAGATGGGCAAGAACCTGTCTCGCGTGGCCAACCAGAAGTCGGGGTGAATCATGGGCAAGATCACAAAACTGCCGCCCGCCAAGTCGGGACTGCCGCAGGGCGCAGAGAACCCTCGGGATCTGTGCGTGGTGGTGGGGAACATCTCCAAGGAGCCCGCTCCGCCGACCAAGACCTCGGGGATCAAAACCCGTGGGAACGGCTGCGCAACGCGGGGAACGATGGCGCGTGGCCCGATGGCGTGAGGTAGAGCGTGAATTACTCCGAGTTGCAGACTGCTGTTCAGGATTATTGCGAAAATACGTTTTCTGACGTAGATTTCAAGAATCTGGTTCAGCTAAGTGAACAAAAAATCTACAACTCGGTGCAACTTCCGAACCTTCGGAAGACGTCAAATTTAACGCTGACCATCGGTAACCCGCTGCTTGTTGTTCCGGCAGATTTCCTGTCGGCTTTCTCGCTTGGTGTGACGGAAGGCACTACGTTCAGTTTCTTGCTGAACAAAGATGTCAACTTTATCCGCGAGGCTTTCCCCAACGCAGCAAGCACGGGTACGCCGAAGTATTACGCCCTGTACGGGACGCAGACAGGCACGCCGAAGATCCAGTCTTTCCTGCTGGGGCCTACGCCCGGTGCGGCGCTGACGGCAGAACTGAACTACTTCTACTATCCGGAGAGCATCGTCACTGCCACGACCACTTGGCTGGGCGACAATTTTGACTCGGTGTTGTTCAACGCAGTGATGGTTGAGGCGGCTCGGTTCATGAAGCAGGAACAGGACATTGTTGCGATGTACAACGAGCAGTACGTCCAGTCACTTACTCTGTTGAAGAACCTGGGCGACGGGAAAGACAGACAAGACAGCTATCGCTCTGGACAAGTTAGAACAAAGGTGATCTAAATGGCGCTCATCCAGGGGCTGTGCTCTTCGTTCAAGCAGGAATCCTGGCTGGGCGTCCACGACTTGCAAACGGATGTGCTCAAACTGGCGTTGTACATCAGCGCGGCAGATCTTGGCCCGTCCACCACGGTTTACACAACGTCAAGTGAGGTTGTCGGTACAGGCTACACCGCTGGCGGTATTGTTCTGACGGGTGCTCAGGTGTTGCTTTCTGGCACAACGGCGTACTTCAGTTGCGACAACGCGGCGTGGCCGGGGTCGAGTTTTGTGGCTCGGGGCGGGTTGATCTACAACTCTACCAAGGCAGACCGTGCAATTGCGGTGTTGGACTTTGGTGCGGACAAAATTGCAGGCCCAAATTTCACGGTACAAATCCCTGCGGCAACGGCATCGACGGCCTTGCTGCGTTTTGCTTGAGGTGACGCATGGCTTTATATACATCTAGTCTGCGCCTTGTGCAGCCCGCTGTTGGAGAGTATTCTGGTACTTGGGGCACCGAAGTAAATAGTGGTTTGACCGCTTTGGTCGATGCATCCGTAGCGGGCATTGCAAACATCGCTGTTGGCAGCACGAACTACACGCTTTCTACAGCCAATGGCGCTTCAGACGAAGCACGCGCTGCCGTGTTGAATTTGACTGCTGGTAGCGGAGTAGGCGCACGCAACGTAATTTGCCCTGCGGTGAGCAAACTGTACTTTGTGTCTAACAGTACAGGGTTTGCCCAGACGGTCAAGACCGCTGCTGGTACAGGCATTTCCGTACCCAACGGGGAAACTATGGTGGTACGTTGCGACGGAACAAATGTCGTCGCAGCACTGACAAGCCTTCCTGGGTTTACGGCAGCACTTGGCAAGTTGCTGACTGTGAATAACACCATTACATTCAGCGGCACAGACGGCACGCTGTTTACGCTCCCCGCCGCAAATACTACGCTTGTAGGCACAGACTCAACCCAAACGCTGACAAACAAGCGAGTTAATTCGCGCTCAGTAGCTGCGGGGGCAACGTCTGGCACGTTGACTATTGATGGCGACACGACGGATGTGTATGTTGCAGAGGGGCTGACGGGCGGCATCACCCTGGCGCAGCCAAGCGGAACCCCTGTCAACGGGCAGCGGCTGATGATTCGGTTGAAAGACAACGGCACCGCACGAGGTATCACTTGGACGGTAACTTCGGGGGCTTTTAGGGCGATGGGTATCACCCTCCCAACGACAACGACTGCCAGCAAGACCACCTACGTTGGCTGCGTTTACAACAGCGCAGATTCGTTCTGGGATGCCTTGGCAACAGTTACTCAAGCTTAAACCACCATGATCAAGATCGACTTTGAGCGCGAGACCAAGTACGGCGTCTACCGAGACGCCCTCACGCTTCCAGAAAACCACGGCATGAGTCAGGCCCAACTGGAGGCCATGATGCAGCAGCGCGTGGACAACTGGATCAACGTGGTGGAGAACCCCCCACCCGCCCCGCCTCAAGAGCCCGAGTACGTCGAGATTGACGGCATCAAGTACTTGAGGGCGGAGTAATGGCTACACTGTACTGGGGTGGCGGCACGGGAACGTGGAACGACACGAGTACCGCGAACTGGTACACCGACTTTGCTCGGACTACGCTTTCAACCCGAGCACCGTCCGCCGAGGACGATGTCATTTTTGACTCGTCATCCAATGCGACAGGCTACACGGTAACGATCAGCGGTGGCAGAACTGTTTGCCGCTCCTGCACGATCAGCGGCCCCGCAGGCGGATCCTTGACGTTGGCGGGGTCGGGTACTTGGTACATCTACGGCGACCTGACACTCCCGGCCACGGGGCTGACAAGGACGTTTACGAGCACCATCAATTTCTGGGGCGCAGGTAACTACTCCATCACCACCAATGGTGTGGCGCTTGCCTCAGTTATCACGTTTGCTGGTGGGGGGAAGCGCACCCTTCAAGATGCACTGAACAATGGTTCATCAAATATATCCGTTGGGAGCACGAGTGCGACAGCCACTGGAGCCGAGTTTGACACCAATGGCTATACGGTAACTTGTGGAACCTTTCAGTTCTCTGGCTCCAGCGGCACGATTATTACGCTTGGCGCATCCACGGTAAACTGTAGCGGATTTACACCCGTTGCAAATTCTACTGTAAACGCTGGTACTTCTACGATAAATATCTCGGTTAGTAACGTGGGGACCAGCACATTCACGGGCGCTACGTTTTATAACGTCAATTTTACTTCCACAACCTACGATACAAACATAATATACGGAAATAACACGTTTAACAACTTAACATTTTCGACGCCAACCACGGCAAGGATGTTGAGTTGTTTGCTGGGCGGAAACCAAACTGTTAATGGCACGCTCACCATTAGTGGACAGTCAGCGGTTAATAGACAT